GTGTTGGTGCACACACTGGCGAGATTGGGCGTTGTCACCGTGGTATCCGTGCTGGTCGTGGTACTGGTGGTAGCGCAGGCTGCAATCAGGCACATGCACGAAATCGCGCCGAGCACAGCCAGCAGGTAGGGATGCACAAAGCCGCCCTGCTTCGGATCACCAGCAGCAGGCTCGTCACTCGCTCCATAGCGGCCAGCGACATGCACGCCCAGGCCACCGAACACGGCGGTGATCACGGCCACCAGCACATCGGCGGAAATCTTGCCCGCATAGGTGAAGAACGAGAGGACGCCAATCAGCAGCGCACCGGTAAGGTATTTCAGAACGAGGGAAAGCTTATCCAATTGAGCCTCCTAGGCTTGTGAATGTGACGCCTGCGTCACGGAGAGAACCGGGAGCGGTTCGTTCGGTACCGGGATTCCAACCGGCCAGCGGTACCCACCAGCCAAAACCATGCTGTCCGGGAATGTGGCCACCATCACCTGATCATCCTGGTTGCCTCCCAGCACAACCAGCCGACCAGCAGCATTGCGCCCGAGGATGAAACCGACGTGGCCGGACCATGCCGCACCGGGCCGCCCGAACACTGCTACACAGCCGGCAACAGGCTTGGCGAGGGCTACGCCCCATTGCAGATAGCTGCGGGCAAGGCCGCTGCGTGTAGAGCGGATGCCAGCCAATTCGAACATTGCGCCAACGAAGGCCGCGCACCAGGCGGTTTCATCGTCTTTGATACCGCCCTGGCCGATGTCCTTCCAGAACGACAGAATCACCTGGTTGTTCTGCTGGGCGCCTGTGAGTTCTTTCGTGCCCAGATACTTGCGGGCTTCAGCAATCCAAGACTGATCACTCATGACTGGCTCCATGTCCCTGTAATGCAATCGCCTCCGCCTCACGGCGCCTATCCTCGCGGCGGCGGTAGTACCAGTTGACCGCGAAAGTCCCAATGCCCAGCAAAGCGCCGATCTTGCCTTCGGTGGGCATACTCACGAAGGCCTGGGCCGCCGACACGCATAGCCCTTTCAGGAACAGCGCCACCGATGTGGTGTAGGAGGCAAACGATGTGGCGTTGGTGCTCATCGATGCCCTTTCGTGATCTGCATATTTCCCCCGGTCATTGTTTCATCTGGTCTGTCTGCGAGTTTTGCGAATCCTGCTGGTCTCCGCTGGTCACCACCGACTGCGTAGGCAGCGGCGCACTGAGCCCGTACTGTTTCATCAGGTTCATTTCGTGGGCACGCTGCTCAAGTACTTCGAGATAGTCGAGCCCCTGCTCGGCGCATTCGGCTTCGAGCGTTGAAATGTTGTTTTCCATGCGCAACTGGGATGCCTGGGCTTCCTTGGTCGGATCCACCCAACCACGGCCAGCAAAAATGAACCGGCAGCGCGTGTAGGCATGGCGCAGTTCATAAAAGTTCGGGGCTTCGATGCGCCCGGCATTGACGGCTTCTTCGAGCCACAGTTCATAGATCGGCCTGAGCCAGTGGTCCGTCAGCCAGCGACGGCGGCCATGGAAAAAACGCCAGGCTTCCAGCAGTGCGGCGCGGGCGCTGCTGTAGTTGGTCTGGCTGAAATCCTTCATCAGGAGTTCATACGGGATATTCAGACCGGCTGAGATCTGACGCAAAATGGAGTGCATGAATGCTTCAAAGGCAGCATTCGGGCGCCCCGGAGTGAATGAGGAGATCTTTGCTCCAACAGGTAGCGGGATGATGCTGGCACCTTGCGCAATGCGCAGTTTGCGCGTTTGGCGGACCGATTCTGCCCATACATCACGCGGCTTTTCGCCGAAGAGCTCAGCGGCTGAAGCGGGGTCTAGATTGGATTCGATGAAAGCGGCAATCATGCTGTTTGCCACCGACGCTTGCAGCTCATTGCCGCAGTACTTGCCGGCCATATGAAACTCGCGCATCACCGACGTGACGATGGGTTTTCCACGGGACTGGCCGACACGATCCTTGTCTTGCAGGTAGATCACGCGGCGACGACCCCAGTCGGTAAAAGCCGGGACGTAGTCCCAGGTATCCATGTCGGGCCAGTTCCATCCAATGCCACCGTGCGGACCGAATCCGTAACGATCCCCCGGGTGATGCTTGCGGATGTAATAGCCCTGCGGTACGCCATAGTCATCAAATCGACGGCCAGCGCGAACGTACGGGTCTGATTCCATGCCATACGGTGTGGAGAGCCGATCCGACTCCACCGCCATCAAGCGCGTCGACCAGCGCATGCCGGGGCGTGGTAGCCAGAGTGGCAGGGCCAAGTGGTCACCGTTAGCGAATGTACCGCTCAGTGCCTGCAATGACAGAGCAAGGAGATTCTGCTCGTTCGCAGCATCGCATTCGGTGGAGTCTGCAAAAGTCTGGAACTCCGCCTGTACCTGTGCCGCCCAATCGCGCCCTTGCTCAGGTGTCCAGCCGAGCAGGCGGACATTCGGGATGGCAGTCAGGCGCAGGATGCTGCCGATGATGTTGTCTTTGTAGGTCTGCTGCACCCCAGCCATGACGCCGTTATTGCGCTGCAGATCACGTGAGCGCGGGGTCAGCGTCTCAAGATCAGGCAACAGGTCAGCATCCGCTGAACCCGCTACCGGATTCCAGGTAGACATAGCTGGATCACGACCGGATGCAGCCTGGTGGGCATTCGCCGATATCGTGGGCTGGAATGTATCCGCCTGAGGCTTTCGGGAACCCGCCATGCGGACGGAGAGAGGAGCGCGAGCACCCATGTCAGAATCCGATCACAATAGGCTCACGCGGGCAGCCATTGCGCCGGGAGATTTCGTCGGATAGCTGCAGGATGTAGGCATTCAGATCTGTGGGCGAACGCTCGAAAGCAATCCGTCTACCATCCGAGGATGACGCCGATGTGGGGCCTACCATTTGCTGCTGGCGGGACTGCATGGCAGCGGCCAACCATTGCTGCAGGGTTTCAGTCGGGATATTTGCGAATTGGCTCATGTGCCCAGCATGCGCAGCAGCCCCGGAAATGTCCCTCTGAAAATTTCCCGAAAAATTTCAAATGATTGCTACGGTACTACCCTCGGTAGTACCGTACAGGACACCAACAGCACAGACACTGGCACGCAAATCTGCGTAACCACTCTCTCCATGGAGGATTAAATGGGAATCCGGCAGACCACCTATCTAGCGGATAGCACGCTAGTCATGATCAGGCCAACCGACACCGTCTCGGGGCGTATCAATTCTGTTTTTGACCGGTATGCGGAGATGTTGAAGCGCGATACACGCGCCACACTCAGACTGTTTTCCCAGAAGGAACTCGATGCAATACTAATAGCATGTACTGACTGGAAAATGATCCCGGCGGCAATCATTCCAGGGGGAATATCGGTGGAACTAGACAATTTTGAAGCAAATGATCTTGGACTTACACCTAAAGAGCAGCAAGAATTAACTTCAACTCTTGCAGGTTTATCAACTGGCCAGCACCTATGCCTCGCTGAGTGGATTGAAGGAGTTTTACAATCTAATTGTCCATAAATGATCTAACAATTGATCGTATTTTTTGCATCAAAAAATAGCTACTTTCGGCCTGTTTTTTATAATTTTCAGTATACTTTGCATACCACCAAGATATATCAAAATTTCTTTCAAGTTTAGCCACATTATAGCCAGACAGTATTTTAGTTGATTCATAAGAGAAATTGATATAATCATCATATTCAACACTCAACCCATCAACATACAGCAAGGCTGTCAATTGAACCTTTTGCAACGCCATTCTTATTTCAACTGAACTTTGAACATTATCAAACGCACCCCTTATATCTCCCGACAAAGCATCCACTTCCAAAATACGGGAAGTTAATTTTTCAATATTATCTCTTCTGTATTTAAAATTTTCCCTATTTTTCCAATCGTCATACCCAATCGTTGACTTTATCTCTTCAACTTCAGCAGCAATCCTCTTTGATTGCTCAAGAAGATTTTCAAAATCTTCCTTTGAAGCTAAATTTTCACCCTTTTTTTTAAAATAGGCACCTGCATAACCTCCTATCGCCGAAGCAAGAATAGTTATTCCTGCGAATATCAAGTAAAAACCCACCCCAAATGACTCACCTACCATGCTTTTCACAATTTCCCTGACAAGTGCTTCTGACATACCCCCTCCCAATTTCTAATCAGTCTTCAAAATCTGCCTGACCCTACGGGACGTCAATCCATACCGTCTTGCCAGATCTTCTTCATTGTAACCGTTGAAGGCCAAGCGGATTTCCTCATTGCGCCTTGTCCTGTCGGTCTTTCCGACGTAGATGTTCAGCCCTGCTGATTCGAGGCGCAAGCGCTCCTCTGCATTCCTGGCTAGGTCGCCAGAGACCTGCGGCGGCAAGCCCATCGCCAGGCTTGTCTCTTCCACCACACGACGCAGCATCACTCCCAGGTCATCCTGCCTGCTTCTTTTTGTCATATCAGTTACTCCAGCGAAATAGCGGTAAAGAGGTCGTCGTCATCGTCTTGCGTGGAGCTGGCAACATTGCCCACGGTAACGCTGGCGGGGCTTTGCGGGGTTTCCTTGAACTCAGGCACAGGCGTATTGATCATTTCTTCGAGAGCATCCCAATCCTTGTCTTTCATCAGCGGGATACGCAGTTCCGGATGACATGAGGCAGCATAGGCATACACCCAGGTGTCGAGAACTTCGTTACGTCGGCGCCCGCGGCGTTTCACATACTTGTTTTTCTCTGGATCGAAGACTTCGGACAGCAGTCCGTCGTAGTAGCTCAGTTCGAGATCCGTGGAGAAGTGGCAACGGCGCTCTGATGCCTCCACCTCCTGATCTGATGACAGCAGCCCAAACAGGATGTGCTTGATCGTATCGGTGCCGATGGTCCAGAGTTGCACGCCACGCTTGTAGGTTTTCCCGCGCCAGTTGAAATCCAGATAGGAGGGCTTGCCGAGAGCCGGCTTGCTGGGAATGGAGGACCCCTTGATGGCCATCGCGTGTGGCACCTGGGCAGTCCGGGCAAAGGCATACACGTCATAAGTGAAGTGGCCACCAGTGTCGCCTGCAGTGGCTTCGATATGCAGTTCCTTGCCACTCCGCGTATAGAGCGGCGTAGCGATCAGCTTTTCGATGGCTGCCCAAACCTCATCACGCGCAGGACTTCCCGGGATTTCGATGTAATCGAGCGTCCACCATTTGCGCCCTTTACCCCAGCCGATGATGTGCATGGCGATACGGTTGTCCTGCGTGTCGAACCCCGCCGTGATTCGCAGCACGCCGTCCGGTATGGAACGCAGGGTGTACGGTTCGGCCCGGGCCTTGAGTTCATGCGAATCGGAGACGACCTTGCGGTTTTCCCAGGGCTCTCCGAGAGCGGTATTGATAAAGCGCTTGAGCTTGGCATCGTCGCCTTGGGCATCGAGCCACTGCTGAGCGAGTTCAAGCCAGCTAAAACCGAGGCCAATCGGTGCGTACAGCCCATTGATGTGGTACCCACGAACATCGTGCCCGGGGTTATGCGGGATCCACTGCGCTCGCGGCAGCATTGAGACCTTGGCGGTTTCCTCAATGATGCAGCCGCTGTGCTCGCACACATAGTACGCGTGGGTCACACGCCCCGTTTTTGCATCCTTTTCCCAACGCAGGTTGCCCCACTTCAGCACCTGCATTTCGCCACAGTGAGGACACGATACATGCCGGTAGCGCTGGTCAGAATTCAGGAACTCTTCCCAGATGCGTGAGGCATCCTTGATTGTCGGTGTGCTGACAAGCAGGGCCTTGCGGCGTGGGAATGTCTTTGTGCGCTCATCGATCAGGCCGAGCGGGTCGCCTTCCTTCCCTACCTCCCACGGGAAGCGGTCGACCTCGTCGCAAAGCACATAGCAGATCGGCATCGAGGCCAGCGAGGCCGGGCTATTTGCACCGCCCAGCACCAGCAGCCCACCGGGAAAATCCTTCACATCCTGGCTATTCGCCGCGTCGCGTGTCTGCTGCCCGAATATTTCGACCAGGCACGGTGTTTCCGTGATCAGCGGATCCAGCCGCTGCAGCACCCAGCGCTTGCGCACTTCCAGCGTCGGAAGCACCACCAGCATCGGGCGTGGATTGTGGTCGATCACATAGCCGATCCAGTTCAGGCCGACTTCCGTTTTCCCCATCTGCGCGCAGAAGGCCAACACCACACGCTTGACCGCACTGGCGTCCGACAGGCAATCAAGGATCTCACGCAGATGCGGCATGTGATCGGTGACCCAGTTACCTGGCATGCTGGATGCCTTACTGCTGAGCTTGCGATTAGCATCCGCCCATTGCGAAAGGCTCAGCTGCGCTCTCGGTCGCACATTTCTGGATACTGCGTCAAACAGCACAGAAAAGCCTGAACGCGGCTCCCCAGCGCGGCCCATTACTGCGTTATCGTACTCAAGCACATTCACGACTTCGACCCTCTCCTGCGGATAGAGGACACCATCACATCCGCAACGTGATTCGGATTGCTACTGAACACGCCCTGCCCTGTCTGCGCCGGCACCACATAGGCACCGGTCCTGCGGATCGCGGGTAGCACCTCATGGGTCACCCAGCGCTTGAAACGCTTGGCTTCGGGCTTGGTGCTGCCAAAGATAAGGGCATATAACCCAGATTCATTGACGTGGTTCGCCATCTGCTTGCGTCCGATACCATCGATGACCTCGCGTTTCCCGAGGTCATCCTCATCAACATGGCGCGCCACGGCGTCATGAGGGTTGGCGAAGCCCAGCACATTGCAAATTTCGTTGGCATTGAACCACGGTTCGCGGTTTTCATCCCTCAGCACACGGATGAACTGATCATCGAATTCAAAGGAGATGACGCTTTCCAATTCAGGCATGGGAAACCTCCCGCTTGGCCTGGGCGATCTGCTGGGCCGCGCTCTCGCTGGCGCAGGTGATGGTGAATTCAAGGGCCGCCTGGATCCGGCGGATTTTTTCCTCGAGGAGGGCATGCCGGCGAACGGCACGCAGAGCGATGACCCCGCGTGGCAGGCGGCCACGGCAGCGAGGCTGAACAACTGGGAAAACAGCGGATTTCGGAAAGGGAATGACGAGCGCGGACGCGCCATGCGACTGAGTAGTCATGGTGATATGCCTTATGTGCGGTTTCAAACCGCCGACCCCGACGCCAATCGGGGCGGGCGACCGAGCAGGAGTTGGCGTACCGCTAAGGCAACGGCGAGCCCGAGGGCTCCTCCCACCCGGCCACCCATAACAGGGCACACCAAGGCGACAAAAAAGCCACGCGGCTGATGCACGGTGGCTCATGGCCACCTTAGACAGGACGCCAATCCCGGCCACTGTTGTTTCAGTGACACAGGAATCATAGCCCAAGCGCGGCAAACTGGGCAAGGCGCGATAAAGTGCACAGGTAATGGGAGGAATGCGACGATGGCGGACAACGAACCAATCAAAGTAACCCTGACCGACCAGACACTGGCACTGCTGGGGTTGAGCAAAGCCCCCTACCACTGGCCAGAAACCGGGAAATTCGCCTTTCAGGCGGCTTTTCTGCAGTATCCCTACGTTGACGACCCGGACAAGGCCAAACACGCCCGCGCAATCGAGCGCTACGAGGCCTGCCGGCGCATTCTGGGAAGCTGGAGCGATTACTTCGTGGAAGCCACCTGCCTGGCGGCCATCGTGCGTAGAAGCCATCTCGGCAGGGTACAGTTTGACATCATCGTCAATGGCACTCGCCTGCTGAGTCTGGGCGATAGGATGA